CACCAGATGGTGATGGCTCTTTTACATATACCGTCGACATTTGATATTTTGTTGTATATTTAGTTCCAAATATTGCGTTCGGATAATTACCTTCTGCATAATATGTGGCTCCTGAATTAGTTACAGTTAAATCAACACCAGTTGCTGCATCTACACCAAATAAACCTGTTCGTTCTCCATAAGGAGATGTGTAAGTTGTTTTGTCTGTTGCTGCGTCGTAAGTGCCTGTTAATGCAACTTTATGATCTAATGCTACATTAAATGTTAAATTTGTTTCATTTAAGTTTTGAATATCTACTGTATATAATTTACAATTTTGTTTATCGTTAGCAATCATATATAATTTACTTTCAATAATCATTCCGCCTAAAATCTCTACACCATCAAATATCCATTTAGACCATGATGCTTGTATTTTTTCATTACGATCCCAAAAGTATTTATAAACATAAATTTCTTTTGAATTAGTAGGAGTTACATTTGAGTTTACTGAGTAAGGCGATGTTGATTCGCCGACTTTTGTATCATATGGAAATGCAAACATTGTATCTTCCATTGGACAAGCCAATAATGATGTTACATTAGAAGGTATATAAGATGATATTCCTGCAGTAATATCTATTGAATCATTTGTTAATGTATCATTATCTGCATAGTATTCTCTAACAGCACTAAAATTTCCTTTTTTCTGAATAAAATAAATATAACTACCAACAGCAACTGGTTCAACTTCAGCATTATGTTCGAATGTTGTTGTTGATACAATTGACGCTGATTCTGGTGTTAATGTACCATCAGATTTTAATATAAATTGGTTTGTATCTGAAAATAATAATAATTGTTCGTTATATGCAATTGCGTGTTTTAATGTTGATACTTGTGTTGACGATGCTGCAATATCTATAGTATCTGTATCTAATGAATCTGTCCCTGTTGTTTTAAAGAAATTATAAAATTCTCCATTTTCACTAAATACAACATTTTCTTCTGATAAAATTCCTAATCTATTTTTATAAAATGTAAGATTATTTATAGTCTTTCCAATAAAAGTTGGATTAGGATTTGTATCTGCATCTCCTGAAATTCTTGAATTCCACGTTAATTGTTGGAATGTAAATGTACCATTGTTATTATTTACTAGTGCGTGTGGCATTGTTGTAGCATCAAAACCTAATACAACACCAGGTCCAACTACTTCATTCCAAATACCTTCAGTTTTAAAATTAACATAGTAATCAGATAATATATCACCTTCATCACCAGTAATTTTAAGTATTGCGTCTGTTGGTGCATAAAATGGTAAATCTGCAAAATCTTGTACTTCATCTTTTACAGAATACATAGCGTTACCACCAAAACCATCAGAAGTTCCAACAGTGTAATTAACATTTCCGTCAGTTGGTTTTATATCTAATGTTGATGTGTATCTTGTAGTTGTAAAATAACTTGTAATTCCAGAATAATTTTTAAGTCCTTGTGTTGTACTTAATGTTGCACCTGTATCTGTTCTAATAGTTTTAAATCCAATATCATCTGCTGATCCGTTCCAATGTGTTGATCCTGTGCCAAAACATAGAATATCTGCAATTTTCATTGTGTCTCTAAATGCAGCATCAGTACTATAATCATTTCCAGATGGCATTTGAAATTGTACTTCTATTTCATACGACATATTTGGGTGTTTAACTGCTACAGCATAAATTCTTCCATAGTTACTTTGTTTTACGTATACTAATGCTCTTTCAATTTTTGCTGCTGATGTTGCTGTAGCCATTGCTGGTATTTTTGATTTATTAACTACAAAAGTAAAATCTGCAACAGTTACAAACTTAAAATCTTCTTTTGGATTTGTAGATGTTAAATAAGCATTTCCATTTGGAAAACTTACTGTTTTATTAACACCATCTAGATTCCATACTTTAACATTTTGATTTGTAAAAGCTGTTATAAAAGCATTATTAGCGTCACGTTGTACACCATGAATTGCAGCATTAGTTGGATATACATTTGATGAATCTAATGTTGCTGTATAATTTAATGATGGTCTTTTAGATAAACCTTCAACCAATCTTGATTGTGCGTTTTCCTGTAGTTCAGCCTGAGTTTCATTTCGTTGTGTTGAAGTTTGTTGGCTGACCCCATTGATTAGATTTGGTATACTTTGTGATATTATGGGCATTAATAACTTCTTCTTGTTGTTCGATTAATAATATTATAAACATCATTACTTCCGCTTAGAACATTATAATCACCATTGTTTGCATCAGAACGTTCACAATTAATAATTGCTTCTTGTTCATCTACTTGTGTAAATCCAGCAAGTTCTGATGAACCTACCATTCTAGCTTGGAATTTTCTTCCTGCTTTTATTACTATTAATTTTCTTGCGTATTCTGGAATATGTTCAAAATGTTCTGCTGTTACTTGATCAACAAGTGGAACAACTGTAAATACATCTGTTTTATTTTTTAAATCGTATAAGAAACCATTTCTAAAAGTTATATCATATTCTGTTCTGTAATCTTTACTTGTATCAATTTGTATTACATTACTACCGACTGGAATCTTGCTATTTTGGTCTAAGGCTAATTTTACTTCTGCTTCTGTATTAAAATGCCAACCACGAGATTGTACTTCTACATTAGTTTCATCTAAAATCTGTAATGCAATAGAAACATCAACGCCGGTATTACCTGTAATACTGCTAACAGGAGCTTCACCTATAATACTTAGTAAAGTGTTAACTGCCTGTAATTCTGTTGTTGGTGTGATTCTAAATGCCATTATTTTCCTTTAATTAAATTTATAAAGAGGCGACTTCAGTCTCCCTAGGTCGCCTCCCCTTATAAGTATAAAGTAACGTAAATTATTACGCTTCTCTAATTCCTACTGCTGCTTCTGGTCTTAATGCGCCATGACCCATAGCGTATTTAGCAACCATTAATGTACCTTGACGTCTAATGTCATATTCCATTTCAGTTGCAAGATCCATAAGCTTAACTGTTCCTACTGCACTCGGGTGACAAACCATAGCCACGTAATTACTTACGTTAACTGCTTGTGGATTTGATCCACCTTGAGTTGCTGAACCTTGGTCTACACCAGAGTTGATGTTTCCAGAAATAAAGTGAGGAGTTGGAATTAATTCAATTCCAGCTACTTTCATTACTCTACCTTCTGCTACACCACCATTAGCTCCACCACTGAAGTCAACATTGACTGCATTTGTAGCGTTTGCTAATTTGTAGTATTCTTCTAGTCTTATGAAACACTTTCTACCTTCTTTTGGAACGTAGTGTGAGTCTAAAGCTGAAGCTGCATCAAACAATGAATCAATCATTGCGTTAGCTGCTGTCGCTGCTGTTGCTGACGCAATACCAGTATTAGTTAATACTGTTCCTGCATCTCCACCAGTGATGTTAGCTGCTGCTGCTGTTTGTCCACCTGCTGCTTGCGCGATTGTTTGTAAGATATGCTTATCTTTTTGAAAAGCTAATGCTCTTCCGATCTCAGCTGAATAAGCCGATCTTACGTCCCAGTGATTTTTTGCTTCTTCGATGTTAGATAAGAATGCTGAACTAACAAGCAAGTCATTAATTGTAATAACTTTTTCGTTATGATTAACATCTGTTCCAACAATCTCTGCACCAGGTGTGTGGTAAGCTGCCGCGATTCTGCCCATTACTGGGAATGACGCTGACTTACCGTTAGAAATAGTTCTCACCATTTCTGCTCCTTGCGTTACACTAGCTCTTTCAAAGGCTGTTAAAACTTCCCCTGAAAAAACTTTAAGAAATAACGCATCTTCTGTACTAGCTGCATTTACTCGTCCTATGCTAGCCGGTTGTGCTACTGCCATAATTATTCTCCTATATTTTATGGTTAATTGTTATTTAATAAAGCTCGACATAAACTAGTTTTGATAAATCAAGATTGTCCTCCTTAGAGGGTCAAGTTATTTTGACTTATTATGTTTCGCAGTTGCCACCTGTAAAGGTTGCACAACTATGATTTTTTATTTTTATTAGCAAAGCTTCTAGCAGCTGATACACTGCCAAAACCCCATTTTTTTAACGCAAGAGCTTTTCTTGTAGGTTTCCCACCTTTTTTCATGGGACCTTTCATACCTGCAAAACGAGCAGCAAAAGAAACTCTTCGAGGATTAGTACCTTTTTTAACAGGTGCTTTTAATCCAAACTTTTTCCGCCCACTAGCATTAAGGCCGCCAGATGGGCTTTGGTATCTTTTAGCTACCATTTATTTTTTCTTTTTAGGAAAGCCTTTTTTCATATTAGAATAAGCTTTTGAACTAATAGTACTTTTAGATTTAGATCTAGAAGTTCCTGCTTTTTTTCTAGCATTTATATTTGCGTAAAGTCCTCGTCTAGCCATACTATTTCTTCTTTCTCATCTTTGATGGTTTTGTTTTTGCAGCTTTAGCTTTTACTGCTTTGCTTGGTCGTCCTCTTTTAGAACCATAAGTTCCTTTTCCATACGGCATATATTTATCTCCTATAATTGTGATTTAGATATTTTATCTTGTACTTCTGCTCTAAATGCTGAATCACTTTCGTATCTAGCATCTTTCATTGCTGCAGTAACTTGTGCCCATGAATTATATCCACCGCCAGTATCTGTTCCTGCTTTTCCTGAAATTAATTTAGGATTTGTACCATTTACAGCATCGTGTCTTGCTTTAAGACCTGTAACTGCAAGTTTAACAGCTTCTAAATCGTTACTATTAACTGTCTTATTAAA